CGACGAGGTAAAAAGCAACGAACGAATCGCGTATGTGTTCGCTTCCGACGATCCATTCGTTGGCATCGATCTAGATGATTGCATTGATGAGCATGGCAACTACAACGAGGTAGCTACCTATTGCCTCGATTTGTTCAAGGGCAAAGCATACTGCGAAACTTCGCAAAGTGGACGCGGTTTGCACTTCATCGTCCGAGGGAAAAAGCCGGATTGGTCGGTATGTAGTCGGCAGGGCGTTGAGTGCTATGAGCATGGGCGGTTCTGGGTGATGACTGGCGACGTTTTGGACGGGTACGACGATCCGCAAGACTGCCAAGCGGAACTAGAGATTTTCTTAGGCGATTACCTTCGCAAGCCGGAGCCGCAGCGGGTGCTTAGTGTCGCCTCCATACGATGCGAAACACAACTCGAAGAGCGTATCCAAGCCTATGCGCAGAACGCACAAGCGGCACCACAGGGAGATCGAAACAACGCGGCCTTTCGGCTTGCTGGGCACTTGTGGGCTATGGTAGGCGATCATGGGCAGCAACCAAGCGAAGAGATGGTACTAGACGCGGTGCGAGGTTGGGCGGCAAGATGTTCGCCTCCTATGGATGATGCTGAGGTAATCAAGGCGGTCGAGAATGCACGCACGAAGGGCACGCCAAGAGACGCGAAACTGCCTGGAATGATCGCCATTGATGGAGCGGAAGAAGGCGGACGGATTGCCGAAATGCTTTGGCCGACGAGGGCAGCGGAGCTTGCGAGCGAAGACGATGACGGGGACGAGGAGTTTTGCTTGGCAATGCTCCCTGAGTATGGGCTAATTCGCATGGTATACGACTATTACTTTGACCTGGCGATCAGACCAAGCCCCATCATGGGGCTATCAGTCGCAATCTCGACGATGGAGGTGCTGCTAGGTCAAAAGGTGGCAACGCACACAGACCTGCGAACCAACGACTACAACCTCATCATCGCTCAAACGGCATCCGGCAAAGAGGCTTGCAAGTCGGCTATCACCAAGATATTCGACACTTCGGGATGCGGTCACCTCCTACTAGCAGCGGATGTGCAGTCGGGAAACGGATTGATAACGGCGATCAAGTCGCAGCCGGTTTGCTTGTGGATTGGCGATGAGTTTGGCAAGGTGCTGCAGGGGATCCTCGACAAGAAAGGCTCGCAGCACTTGAAGAATATCGGCAAGCACTTACTGAGCCTCTACGGTGAGTCAGCCGGGAAGTTTCTTGGAGCCGCTCACGCAGCGGGTGCGAAAAACGAGATCGACCAGCCGCATCTTTGCATCCTTGGGCTATCGACTGGATCGACCATATTTGAGGGATTGTCAGCCGATCACGTTAGCGACGGGTTACTCAATCGCATCTCATTCTGGCCCGTGCAAGAGCGACCGAAGCGGAAGCGAAACTACAAGACGCCGAAGGTGCCAACGGAACTAAGCGACCTTGTGGCGAAGTGGGCGAGCCTTACAACATCCGTAGGCAATATCGCCTCGATGAATCCGCAAGCGATCCAATTCGGGATTACGGCCGAGGCTTGCGAACGATGGGAGCAACACAGTTTCGCAATCGATGAAAAGATGGAGTCTGAATCGTCGCAGCGCTCGGCAATGTGGGGACGCACGGCGGCTAGGAGCCTGATGCTGGCGTTGGTGCATCGATGTAGCCGCATGGCATCCCCAACGGAGATCAGTCCGGTAGTTGCGATTGAAATGCAAGATATCCAGTGGGGCGTGAAACTCTCTAATTGGCTCTCTCGCATCGCTTGCGACTTGGTGGAACAGAATATGGTTGATAAGTCTCTGACGCTCGCAGCGAAGGTTTTGAGCGATCTAGCGGCAAGAGGGCCGGTCAACAGTCGAGACGCCTTGCGGATGTGCAGATCACTGACCGCAGGTGACCTCGAAGCCGCAGCGGTCAAGCTAGGTTTTCGCGTCGAGTTTGTCACCACTGGCAAGCGAAAAAAGAAGGTTTTTGTACGCGTTACCGGGGGGCAAAAATGACCAGTCCATTTCATTCTGTCCCAAAAAGGGTGCGCAGCTTGAAACTAATACAAACCAACCTTGCATTAGTGGAAGTTTTGCGAAAACTCATATTGTCCCATTCTGTCCCATTCTGTCCCGGACAGTTTGGACAGCTTCAAAGCGTGGTTAAGAGTGGGTTTTCTGCCCTTAGCTATATAAAATAGTAGTAGTATTAGTATTTTATGGTAGTTCTTATAGTGTTCTTTCCTTTCTGTCCTTCTGTCCGGTGGTTTCCTATAGGGTGGTATTAGTACCCCTCTCTAGGGGGTAGGCTCTATAGGGTGGTTGGTGGTAGGGGGTCTATATAGGGACACGAGGACATTTTGGACAGAATGATTTTTACAAAGGAAGCGGTAGGATGGCATTTAGTTTGACAGAGGCGGCAAGAGAGATCGAGCATTTACAAGCACTGCTCGCAGAGCAAACGAGCGAAATCAAGTCGCTTCAATCGCAACTTGCGAAGACGGCAAAAGACCGAACGCGTTTTAGGGATCGAAGCGAAGAGTTACGAGCGGAACTGGCGAAGTACGTCAGACCAGACAATCCAGTTTTGAGAGGAAAAAAGAAATGAGCGAACACAAGTTCAAGGTTGGGGATCGGGTACGGGTGCGCAAGCCGAAGGAGCCTGGAGATGGATGGATGAGTCCAGAGATGGACATCTATGACGGTGGAGTCTACGAAATCCAGAGAGAGTGGGGTGGGGCGGTTAGGTTTAAGAATTGCCTTCAATGGGCATTCCGTCACGAATGGCTTGAACCTGCCCCAGCCGTCAAGGAATGCTCGACAGTTGACA